ACAGCGCACAGATCGAAGCGCGGGTTTTGGCGTGGCTTGCCGAGCAAGACGACCTGACCACAGCCTTCTCACGTGGTGAAGATGTGTATGTAAAGATGGCATCACGTATCTATGGATGCGACGAGGAGGACGTCACCAAAGAACAACGGTTCGTAGGTAAGACGACTATCCTTGGTGCAGGTTACGGCATGGGTGCACTCAAGTTCCAAGCACAGCTAAACACGTTTGGACAAGAGGTTGAACTGGACGAGGCCCGTCGGATCATAAACATCTACCGTGAAGCCAACTGGAAAATCAATCAGTTATGGCGCGACTGCCAGAACATGGTGCGCTACATGGTCAACGGCGACAGCATCCAAGTCGGTAAGGCAGGGGTACTGGAAGTGTTGGGATCGGAACGTGGGATCAAGCTGCCATCAGGTTTGCTGATACGTTATGACGACTTATCAGGAGAACAGGGTGAGCGAGGGATCGAGTACAGCTATAAGACACGGCGCGGACGCACCAGAATATATGGTGGAAAGGTAACAGAGAACATTTGCCAAGCGATAGCGCGTTGCATTATTGGTGAGCAGATGTTACAAATTACTAAGAGATACCGCGTTGTACTAACTGTGCATGACTCGATTGTATGCTGTGTCGCTGATAGCGAAGTCGATGAAGCCCAAGCGTATATTGAGCAGTGTATGCGGTGGACACCAGACTGGGCAGAAGGACTGCCAATCAACTGTGAAAGTGGAACAGGCAAATCATACGGAGATTGTGAGTGAGTATAACACCGTGGTCATTCAGTAAAATCAAGGCATTCGAGCAATGCCCAAAGCAGTTTTACCACGAAAAGATACTCAAGGAGTTTCCGTTTGTCGAAACCGATGCCATTCGGTACGGCAATGAGTTTCACAAAGCCGCAGAAGATTACATAAAAGATAGCAAGGCACTCCCTAAGAAGTTTGAGTACGCACAGGGAGTGCTCGATTCCCTGAACGCCAAGCGTGGGGTCAAGCTATGCGAGAAAAAGTTAGGCATAACCGAAGACCTTAGACCATGCGATTTCTATTCCAAAGACGTGTGGTTCAGAGGGATTGCCGACCTACTGATTGTGGATACTCTGGGGGAAGTGGCTTGGGTCATCGACTACAAGACAGGGAAAAACGCAAAGTACGCAGATAAAGGTCAGCTTGAACTCATGGCAATGTCAGTGTTCTTGCACTATCCCGATATTAAGAAGGTAAAGGCAGGGCTAGTGTTCGTCGTAAGTAACGACCTTATCAAGGCAAGCTACGATGAATTTGACGAACAACAGCTTTGGGTGAAATGGCAAGGTAAGTACAACACCATGAAAGCCGCCGCCGATGCCAATGTCTGGAACCCGAGGCCGAATGGACTATGCAAGCGGCACTGCCAAGTTACCGTGTGTCCACATAATGGGAGCAACTGATGCCATACAAGAACAAGCCACGTCCTTACAAAAAGGAATACCAACAGCAGAAATCCAGAGGTGAGCACTCAGATCGTATGGAGCGACAGCGTGCACGCCGCAAGATGGATAAGACAGGTAAAGACGCTAACAAGAACGGCAAAGCCGACAAGCGTGAAGGCAAGGATGTAGCACACAAGAAGCCGCTATCTCGTGGGGGTACGAACAAAGATGGCGTGAGAGTACAGAGCCGCAGTAAAAATCGTGCGGCTGGCGGTGCGTTGAGCAGAGGCCGCAAAAAGAAATAGTTAGTGCGACACTAACACCGCGCCGTATGGCGTTGCGATGGAGAACATAGTGAAGATTGTAGATAACAAGGCGCTCTTGTTGCGTCTGCGTCACCCAAATAAAGTAACGAAACTTGTCGAGAAAAGCCGAGCGTTACCAAACAATGAAGTCTTAGTGAACTGGGGCGTTGATGAGGCGCACACACTAAAGCAGTTAAACATAAACGTACCATCACCCATCGAAGGGAAGTACGACTGGCCCGGGCAGTACAAGCCATACGACCACCAACGTGTTACTGCGTCATTCCTCACTCTTAACCGGAAAGCCTTCTGTTTCAATGAACAGGGAACAGGTAAGACAGCGTCTGCGATCTGGGCATCCGACTTCCTAATGAAACAAGGCAAGGTCAACCGCGTGTTGATTGTCTGCCCGCTCTCGATCATGGACAGCGCATGGCGTAATGACTTGTTTAGTTTTGCCATGCACCGCACGGTTTCTGTGGCGTACGGTTCCAAAGACAAGCGCAAAAAGATCATCGCCGAAGGCTCTGACTACGTGGTCATTAACTATGACGGTGTAGAGATTGTAGCCGAAGACATTGCGGACGGTGGGTTCGACTGCATCATTGTCGATGAAGCCACACATTATAAGAACGCACAGACCAAGCGATGGAAGACACTGAATAAGTTGGTAACCGACAAGACTTGGCTATGGATGATGACAGGCACACCTGCGGCACAATCGCCGTTGGATGCGTACGGTATCGCCAAGCTAGTCAACCCCGATGGGGTGCCGAGGTTCTTTGGTTCGTTCCGCGACCAAGTGATGTACAAGGTCACACAGTTTAAGTGGAAGCCGAAAGAGACAGCGACCGATACAGTCTACAACGCACTGCAACCCGCCATTAGATTTACCAAGGAAGAGTGTCTCGACCTGCCCGACATGGTGTACGTCAAACGTGAGGTAGAACTTACGCGACAACAGGCCAAGTATTACAAGGAACTCAAAGATAAACTTGTTTTACAGGCGGCAGGGGAAGAGATCACAGCGCCGAATGCGGCGATCAACATGAGCAAACTCCTGCAAATATCTTCTGGTGCGGTGTACACAGATGGCGGAGATGCACTGGAGTTTGACATCAAGCACCGCTACAAGGTTCTGCGTGAGGTTATCGACGAAAGCAGTAAGAAGGTTTTGGTCTTTGTGCCGTTCAAACACACCATCGACATACTGACAGAGAAGCTGATAGCGGACGGTATAACTACTGAGGTTATCCGTGGTGACGTATCTGCGCCAAAGCGTACCGACATCTTCAGTCGTTTCCAAAGCCAAGATAACCCGCGTGTACTGGTGATCCAGCCACAAGCCGCCGCGCACGGTGTCACGTTAACAGCCGCAAACACAGTGGTTTGGTGGGGTCCGACCAGTTCGTTGGAGACCTACGCCCAAGCCAATGCACGTGTTCACAGGTCAGGACAAGATCAGAAGTGTACCGTCGTGCAGCTACAAGGATCACACGTAGAGAAACGTGTTTACGCATTATTAGATAGCAGAATAGACGTCCACACAAAAATGATTGATCTTTACAAAGAATTGCTTGACTAGCGTACAAGGCGTTAGTAGAGTAAACACCCCGACAGTTATGTCGTGCGATTAGGAGAACAAAATGAGTGAGGAAGAAAAGTTAGCTGAAAAGCTGACGCGTGTTTACTTGAAAATCCGTGACAAGAAGGCTCAGCTTTCTGCGGAGTTCAAGAAGCAAGAAGATGACCTTAACCAACAACTGGATAAGGTCAAAGTGGCACTACTGGACTATTGCAAAGACAACGGTCTGGAGAGTGTAAAGACTTCAGAGGGAATATTCTACCGTTCCGTTAAGACGCGCTACTGGACTAGCGACTGGGAAGCTATGCACCAATTTGTTATGGAGCATGGTGTGCCTGAGTTTCTGGAAAAGCGGCTCAACCAAACGAACGTGCGAACCTTCCTCGAAGAGAACCCCGACCTCGTGCCGAAAGGACTCAACGTGGATTCGGAATACGTCATATCTGTGAGGAAAAAATCATGACTGGACCTTTTGTACCTATCGAAGAAGTGGCAAAGCACTTCACTGTCTCTGTATCGACGATCAGAGCATGGGTGCGCCAAGGGCATATACCCAAGGACACCTACATTAAAGTGGGGAACACGTACCGTTTCTCTATTGATAACGTAGCCGCCGCGCTTACGAAGCGGGAAATCGAAGCACCTGCCGTTGCTGTTGCAAGTGGCACTGGGGCTGTCGCCGCTGTAGCGATGGTATCGAATGTAGACGACGAAGTTGTCTACGGCTTAGACGAAGACATGTAAGGAGAATAATATGTCCGATATTACCTTGTTTGAAAACAATGCGCTTGCGAACAGTGACCTGTTCAAAGAACTTCAAGATGTAAACAACAACCTGTTAAGTGGTTCTGGTGGGGGCGAACAAAACCGCCGCATCAGTCTTAACGGTAAAGCATTCCGTGAAATCATTAACGGAGAAGAAGTTTCCGTAAGCGATGAGAATAACATGAACATGATTATTCTTAACGCCGCTAAAATCTCGCGTTCCTACTACGAAGGTACGTACAACCCATCCAACCCAACGCCGCCGACTTGTTGGTCTGCCGATACCGATGCACCTGCACCCGAGGTGCCAGAGGATCAACGTCAAGCGAAGCGGTGTATGGACTGCCCTCAGAATATTAAGGGGTCAGGACAAGGTGAAGGCCGTGCCTGTCGTTTCGCACAACGCCTAGCCGTTGCCCTCGAAGGACAACTTGATAAGGTGTATCAGCTTCAGCTACCTGCGACTTCTGTCTTTGGTGAAGCCAAGGATGGCAACATGCCGATGCAAGCCTACGCACGGTTCTTGAACGCCCACAATACACCCGCTATCGCTATCGTTACCAACATGCGTTTCGATAAGAATAGCAGTGTACCCAAGCTGTTCTTCAAGGCGGTTCGCCCCTTGGATGAGAACGAGTTAGAGCAAGTGGTTGCGTTAAAAGATGACCCTGCTACTCTGAAGGCTATCACGTTCACGGTTGCCCAAACTGACGGTGTGGATAAAACACCGAAAGCAGAGGCACCAAAGAAAGAAGCAAAGCCTAAAACCGTCTTCGATAATAGTCCCGAGGACGCACCTGTTGAGGAGCCAAAGAAAGTCGTCACGAAAAAGTCAGAACCCAAGCCTGATGCTGACGACGATCTTAGTTCGATTATCGACAACTGGGACGACGAATAAATCTGTCGTCTAAACAAGGTAATCGGACTTCGCCACGGTAGGGTTTTTTACCTCTTCCTTACCGTGGCGTTTTAGGCAACAGGTGGGGCAATGGAAACTAAAACATTTCTAACAAAGGCGCTGAGTAGTGAGGGCTACTACTGTGTTTTTGCCGCACGATCTTCGGACGAACGCAAAGCACAGAAATTCTATGACTCTATAGACGCCGTTGTCGATGCCGCACACAATTTTGATGAAGAAGGATTCGATGTTTATTACGGACTAGCTACGTTTGAAGAGGCAGGTTCACGTAAAGTAGATAACATAAAATACCTAAACGCATTCTTCCTCGATCTCGATTGTGGGCCAAGCAAAGACTTCCAATCGCAAGAGATAGCGATCAAAGCCCTCAGACAGTTTTGCAAACGCAATAAACTGCCACAACCCACCATGGTCAACTCGGGCCGTGGTGTACACGTATACTGGTTCCTATCGGAATCGGTCTGCTACGAGGACTGGTTCCCTGTAGCGGAAAGACTAAAACGACTGTGTACGGAACAAGACTTTAACGCTGACCCTGCCGTCACAGCAGATGGGGCACGTGTGTTAAGAGTTCCTCACACACATAACCACAAGACCAATCCCCCGTCCAACGTGGACTTCTTTGGCTTATCTAGGCGGTTTGAGACTGTCGATTTTGACACATTCTCAGAGTTGCTTGGCAATGATCCGATACCAGTTCCCACGAAATACACGCCCATGGCGATGAACACGACCATGCAAAACCTGATGGGTAATCAGGAAAGCGTGTTCAAAGACATACTTATCAAGACGCACAAGGGGGAAGGTTGCGCTCAAATCCTGCATATCGTTAAGAACCAAAGGGAGATGAGTGAACCGCTGTGGAGAGCAGGGCTGTCGATTGCGAAGTTCTGTACGGATGGCGCGAAGGCCGCGCATCTCATGTCGAAAGACCATCCCGAATACACGCCAGACGACACACAAAAGAAGTTCGAGCAGATCAAAGGCCCGTACACGTGTGCACGTTTTGACGAGTATAACCCCGATGTCTGCATGGACTGCCCTCACTGGGGCAAGATCAAATCACCGATTGTGTTGGGGAAGCGGCTAGTCGAAGCGGAAGTTGATGACGAAGGTAACTATGTCGCGGAACCCACTGCACAGGAGCCTGAGTACGTTATCCCAAAGTACCCACCGCCCTACGTGCGGGGTACAAACGGCGGCGTCTACATACGTACACGTAACGAAGATGGCGATCTGGATGAGAAGAAGATATACCATAACGACTTATACGTTGTTAAGCGAGTGAAGGACCCCGAGCTGGGCGAGTCGCTTGTTATGCGTTT